ATTCTGATTAGATGCAACTTGTAAGAATGTTAGCAGTCTTTGTGATCTAACTTCTTTTTGCATTAGAGATGATGTACCTCTAGCTTTTACATCTAAGTCTCCTTTTATTTCAGGTGCACTATCATTAAACTGCATGTTCCATGCAAACAGTGTTTCACCTAAAGGTCTTAGTAAGAAATCATCAATATTTTTTATAACTGTTTTTATACTTAAAGCTGCAGCTCCCATTAACATTGACATGCCTGCTGCAGTTCTTGTTGTGCTTTGTACTCCTGTTGTACCATGAGAGTATGAAGGAATACCTGTAGATTCATCTGCTAGTTGTCTAAACTTATCAAACATCATTAAATTTTCTTGTGATGTATTAGGAAACTTAACACCATGTATAGCTTGACCCGGCATTCCGCTTTGTCTTCTAAATATCTTACCAGGAAATACTTTCATATCTTGACCAGGCACTAACATAGTTTCATCAATGTCAAATACTAAATTACCTGCTAGTGCTAAATTATCAATAGCCATTCTTGCATGACCATTCATAATAGTTTGAGAGTCGTCCATATTTTCTGGAATACCTACACCAAAAAACTGATATGGATTTATTTCATAAGGGCATATTAAATATGGTAATCTATTTGGTGTAAAAGGATTTAATACTAATCTAATTACTTCTCCATTACATATCCAAGCATTAACTTGTATTTCATCAAGTTCATCACTTTCTTCATCGAGTTCTATACCTGCCTCTTTTGCTAAATGAGTATCTAATGTTCCCCAATATTCTAGAATCTCATATCTATTTTTATTAAGTTCGTCTGTAGACTCTCTGTCTTGTAAAGATGATTCATAACCTCTAGGCTCATATGAAGGACCCATAGATAAAGAATTTTTTATAGCCTCTTTTCTAAAGTAAGGTCTGTTCATTAAATCTCTAACTTGAGATCTAGTGTATATGTGCCTTTGAATAACATAGTCGGCATCTTCTATTCTAGTAGCATCAGGATCAGGATAGAAATCCCAACAAGATACTGATTCTATTTTTGGCACTAGTCTCATTCTAGGACTATATGTATTTTGACCTGTATCAGGATCTTTAATCCAATTATGCTTTGCTTGTTCGTATGTAAAAGGACCCTTAATAATTCCTGTCCCTAATAAAGTAGATTCAAATAATGTATGTCTTAGTACAGACACAGCACTTGATTCTTCTAACTGATCATGAATTAATTTTTCCATATTAGCTGCAGACATTTCTGCAGGACTAATTTGAGGTTCGTTAGCACCATCAGTAGATGGACCTTTAGTAAATTCAGCAGCTTCATATTCTTCTTTTAAACCACCTAAAACTTCGTTAATAACTTTACCGGGATCTAAATCATTACCATCACCGGGAAAACCATAAGGACTTGCAGCCTCAGAATTATCTTGTTTATGCTTAGATACATGTGCATATTCTGAAATACCCTCAGGCACAGATGTTGGTTGTATTCCTATAGGAAATTTTCCACTAGAAAATAATACTTCAATTAATTGACCATAAGCAGCTAATACTTTCGTCTTTGTTATTTTAACAAATACTTTTGACTTTTCAGTCTCAGTAAATGCCATTTCATTACCATAGATTCCTCTATAGTTACGATAAGATCTTAACCACCTTTGCTCATCAAATTGACGAGCATTCTCTGAATCAACAAATTTACTTCTTATGTAACCTGCTAAACTAGAAACATCAAAAGCATCTTTAGGATCTATTGATGTTTCATCGTCTAGTGATAATATATCTGCAGGTTTTATTATTGCCATCTATTCGTTAAATGAACCTTGTGTATATTTTTTTGATACAAAACCTTCTAAGCCTTCTTTTCCAGCTTTAGCTTCTGCAGCTCCTGATAGTTCACCATGTGCATATTTTTTTAATAGTTCTGCACTTGGCTTTTCTTTTTTAGGTGGAACATCAGCTACGCTAGAGACTTCTCCGTGTGTGTACTTTTTTAAAATATCCATATTACCTCCTAGTAATCTTTTTCATCAGCCATTGAAAACAATGACGGTTGTACTTGATTCTCCTGTTTACTTGGAAAATCTTCTGTAGAAACATTTGGATCTGCTTCTGCATTTAAGTCAATAGTTTTCATTCTATCAACTTTCTTTGGATAATCCTGTGGTAGATCACCCTGTTTATATTTAGTTAATACTGGTTGTGTCATTTACCCCTCCTGTATTTTACTTTTTAGATAATCTAATAATTTAGGATTATCTACAAAGATTGTAGTTAAACCATTAGATAATGTAGTAGCAACAGTTTCTTCTACTTTATCTTCTAGTTCCATATTCCATTGATAGACAATGGCATGTATAAGTTCATGTAAAATAGTGTTAGCATGAGATACTCCTGTCTCATCTTTAGCATAACCTATTACACCTTCTTTTGAAAAGAACTGCCCTGTAGCTTCATTAGCACTAGCAACAGTTTGTTTCCACTCTTCTAAACTATAAGTTTTATATCCTACTTTTATACTTTTCATATATGCATTTCAAATAGTGAATCTAAATAATCATTCCATTCTTCTGAACTCCAACAAGATATAATATAATTTTTTACATTATTTTTTTGATTAAACTGTGATCTTATACTTTCTTTAAGTTGATCTCTTTTTGAAGTTATAAATATTTCACAAGTTTGTTTATCTTGAAATTTTACAAATCTATAATTGTAAAACTTTAAGTCAGGCTCATCAAAAAATGATAATGCAAGTATTACAAGATACTCCATTAATAACCAAACACTCTATCTGCAGGTTTAAAATCTTTATCCTCTTTATAAAATCTATTTGCTTCATAACTACTAGGATGTAGAGATCTACTCATTACGCCATATCTTAATGCATCATAAGCATGATCTTCTGCATGTGTATCTACATCTTCAGGATTGTTTCTATCAATAGGTAACATAGGTAAAGTTCTAATTAAGTTTGGACAATTAGAAAATATTTTTAAACTAGGTTGACCTGTTGAAGAATCAACAGATAATCTTTTATGTAATTCTAATTTTCCTGCTACTCTACTTTTTGGAGATCTATCTGACGGTCTCCATTTACATCCTTCTCTAATCATAGTTTCTGCTATACTAGGACCAACATCTCCTCTCTTTGACCAAGTCGATGAGTCCAATATTCCGTATTTAATATATTCTCCTTGTTCTGTTTCTAAAACTTTTCTAGCAAATACATCTGCTGTAATCTTTTTTGTATACAGTTCCCTATACACCCAAAAGTTATTATCAAAGTCTACAGCTATCCACAGACAACAAGCAGGACTAGAATAACCCCAGTCACATGTTCTAAACCTCAACCAATTGTTCGGTATATCAAAAGGCTGAACTACATGAGTAGATATATTAAATTCAGGAAATGAAGAGTTTTCAAATGCACTCCAATCTCCTTCTAAAAACTGTTTCTTTTGAACCTCAGGTAAAGATGATAACATAATTAGATAATCATCTGTTTGCATTAGATATGGATTGTCTTGTAACTTAGCAGGTATAAATCTTCTAGTTATAGTTTTTCTGCCTGCTATAGTATCTATATTTACATCAAATGCAGTATTAGGTTCTGCAGGATCTACAAACATTTCTTTTACCCATTGTGATCCTACATTTCCTGGATTACCTGTTGCTCTCATGTATACAGGTATTTCAGGATCTACACTTCTAAGAGATGATCTTAGAAAGTTATATATCTCTGGTGTCGGATACTGAGGAAGTTCATCTATCCCAATCCAAGTATATGATTGTCCTTGGTAACGAAGTACATCAGTTAAGTTCTCTGCGTATCCGAACTCTATTCTAGCACCTGAAGGGAATCTCCATTCTTTTTCTTGTTCTCTCCATCGAGCACCAGGATATGCTTTTGAGTATAATCTTTGAGAATGATTAATCATGTCTCTCAACTCAGGCATAGATCTTCTTAGTAGAAGTGCTCTATGATGATCCTTGTGACAGTATCGTAAAGGATCAATAAGCATGGCATATGATTTGCCACCCCCTCTTGCACCACCATAAAATACTTCTCTTTCTGGAGCTGCTAGAAACTGTGTTTGAGGCCCTTCATTGGGTCTAAATAATACATTGTCTTCAACATAATCTTTAACTGTAGGCGGTAAAGATTTAACTTCATCTTCAACCATAATACTT